TTATATTTTTGAGCTTTGTTTTTCATTGTATTGTCTATGAAGATGACTATGTTAAAAAATGGTATTGGAAGGTATTAATAGGTGGTGGTATATTAGCTTTAACTTTTGCTGCTGTTATGGGATATTAAATTGTTAATAACTTTTTGAAAATAACATGAAACTATGGTTCAAAACCAATAAAAATTGATTATATTTATACTATATTAATAAACAAACTAAAACTATATGAAAAAGAACGGAGATAACCTTAATGGAACAGTTGAATTTTATTATCAACAATATATGAAAAGTTATGTATCTTTAAATCTAGAATTTTCTGAGTTTATTGCGAGCAAACTTCGATGTACTGAGCACCATGCGGTACAAGTAATAAAAACATGGAAAAATAACAAACAACTAATAAACGCATAGTATGAAAAAAGCAATTGGAAATTTTATAGTAGAATTATCAGGCGAAAGCTTAATGATTAAAAATCAAAAAGGTGATTTGTTAAAAGCAGAATCAGTTAAGCCGTTCGAATCAGATGATAAGTTTAAAGAACTATGTACTAATTTAGAAGCAAAGATAGCAGATAGAAAAGCAAAAGGTTTATCTGTATAAAAAATTAAACACGGAGGGTTAGCCAAGTGGTAACGGCGCCATATCTTCTAAGGATTGAAAAGCAATGCTAGCTGCGTAAAGTAAATCTTAGGTATGGAAATCGGGAGTTCGATTCTCCCACCCACCAGCTCTTAGATAGGTTAACAACCGAACAACGAGGCGTCAAATCTCACGCCTACAAACCGAAAGGCTGAGTCTAAGTGGAGTATTAACGTAAAACGGAATATGGCAAAAATTAAATTAGAATCACATATGGGTATAGCCTTTTCAACAATAGGCGGTCAAAAATACCTATTCCCAGGATGGATCCCAGTCGAGGATCATATATCATTTAATGATGTTGAGGTTACAAATCCTTATGCAAATCAAAAATCAGAGACTTATACAATTACTGGATCAAGAGGCGATAAATATACTGTAACAAACCGAAATGGCAAATTCTCATGTGATTGTCCTGCTGGTAAATTTAGAGGAACTTGTAAACATTCAACCCAAGTTCAAAAAGAACTCAACTTAGTTGAATAAATAAAGAAAATAATACACAATTATGCAAGGAGTATACGGAATAATAAAAACAGATGATGCTACAGTACCCGTAGCAAATTCTAGTGTTGAATATAACAGAGATACTGATTTAGGTATTACCTTTAATACTCAACACGATTCTTCAGAACCAGGAAAAATACCAACTCCACCAGCTGGAACAACTGGAACAGTAAGTACTGTTACACCAGGATCTGGTTATACATTAGGAGAAGGTAAAACATTAGTACAGACTTCATCTACTGGTACAGGTACAGGTTTAAGAATAGCAACATCAATTGTTGAAAGTGGCGGAATATTAAAAGCAGGAAGTACGGTTAGTGTTACTGCTGGTTTTCAAACTTTTCAAAATAACCTATTAAAGAATTATACAAATTTACCAGCAGACCCATATACTTGGACAAGAAATACGGCATCTGGTGCTGCAGTAGTTGGTGGAACTACAACAGCAATTACATCAACAGGTGGATCTGGAACAGGTGCAACATTCCTAGTAACAGTTGCTACAGGGACAGTTACTAATATTACAATTAGTGATGTAGGTTCAGGATATGCAGTTGGAGATATAGTTACACTTACTGTAGCAAACTTACAAACTGCACTGAATGTTATAAATGGTAATAATGCCACAGTAACACAAGGAGATATAAAATTAACATTAACAGCTGACAATATTTTTGGCGGTATTGGTAATGTTTCTCAAGTTAGAATTTTAACACCAGGTAAAGGTCATGCTGTAGGTGATGTTATTACATTTAAAGAAGAAGGTACAGATAATGTCGGTACAGGTTCAGTTGCTGTTGCAACATTACAAACATTAGGTGGAACTGTTATAAGTGCAACTGCACAAAATAAAACTTATCCTGCTGCAATTAGATATTCAGGTGCAGCGGCCGCTGTCATAAATGTTTTAGATTTGAACGGTACACTTGTTTCATTAGGAACAGTTCAACCTGGGCAACTAATACCATATTCATTTAGTCAAGTAGAAGGTACTACGCCAGCAGTAATTGGAACAGTGCAAGTATTATATAAGTAAAAATAAATAAATTAATTTTAAGATGGAAAAAGCAAAAGAATTATTTGGAAAAGTAGTAAGTTGGATTGACTCAAAAGGTTTCTCTGCTTTATTATCATTAGGTATAGGCGTAGGTCTATGGATATTTGGTTACAAGATATATGCTGGAATTGCATTCGGTGTATTCTTAACTAGAAACTGGGATCTCCTTAGAGGATGGATCAAGAAATAATTGAAATCAATACATCATCTCAGTACATTTTTTGTTACTGGGATGATTATAGTATTAAATAAAACAAACTTATGAAATATATTAAAAGTTTAGATGAAAACTTTATAACCGAAGGGGCTGAATTAAATGAAGCAGTAAATGCATCAGGATATCTCAAAGCCGGTAAATTAGGTGTCAATGACCAATTCTTAGGAAGAAGGTCTTTAGCGTGGACATTATCAGTTGATCTAGGATTAAAAGCAACTGATGAATATGTTGGCCCATGGTTAGGATTTGATCATGTATCAATGTATGCTATTGGTAAAAAAGGAGGAACTATTTTAGATAATGCGTTAACTAATAAATATACTTATGAAGAATTAAAAGCAGCTGCTGCAAAATTTTTAGGTATTAAAGAATCTGTTGATGTTAATGAAGCTGTGTCTAGATCTGATAAAGCAGTTAAAGATTTAGAAAAGCAAGGTTCTCAAATTGATTACTTAGAAGATGCTGATTCTGAAACTAAAAAGATTTGGAAAAAGTCTGGTGTTAATACTGATGATGAAAATACAATCATTCTTTATTCTTATGTTAACGACTCATGGCCTGAAACTAAAAAGATATTAAAAAAACACAGTGTAGATTTTAAAGAGTTAGAAGATCCTAATTCTGCTGGTGAATCTTTTATTGTATTTGTAAATGAATCAATTGATCTTAATGAAGCAAAGAAATTTAAACCAGGAGATATGTGGTCAAATGATTTTGACTATGATGGTATGATGAAGTATGCTCTAACTGTAAATCATAAGACTCCAATTAAAACCCTTACTAAATTACATGATTCAGCAACCGATGTAAATTATCATACTCCTTTTAGAGGTTTAGGTAATGCAATTGATTGGATAACTGATGATGGTGTTAATTCACAAGAAGGTAAAGACTTTATGAAACAATTTCATAATGATATTAAGGCTGAAATAAAAACAATGAGGTAATGAAATATATTAAATTATTTGAAAAATTTACCAAGGAATACCAAAGTAAGATAGACCTTAAAGATTTTAAGAAAATCAAAAAAGGATCTATGATTCAATATATGGGCGGTGCCGTTGAGGTTGTAGATAATAATGGCTATGTATTAAAATTAAAAGATGATGACGGTAAAATCTTTACTGTTAATAAATCCCAATTTGATCATGGCGGTAGAATATCAGAAGTGTCTGATGGAAAGAAAAAGGAAAAGGAAGAAGAATTCCATCCTGATATGATGTATGAAGCTGAAAAATATATTACTAGTAAATATAAAATAGGTGATAAAATTAAAACAGGATTTGGTGAATGGGAAGTAATTGAAACGGACTATGCACCTAACAAGAGTTTTATAGGTTCATTTATATTTAAAGGAAAGGATATGAAAAGAGTAAACATACCTAATCCTCCTAAGACTAATAAGAATGCAGTAGGTTATAAAGTTACTGATGGTGACAAATATCCTATTATAGGTTTCTTATATCAATATAAAGATATAACTAAACTTGCAACTGTTGGTGTTGATGAATCAGTTAATGAATTAAAAAGAACATTAGTATCTGGTACAATGTCTGGTTCTACACAATCTTTAGAAGATAGAAAATATGAATTAAAGAAAGATGCTAAAGGCGCTACTATTGGAAACTTTTCAAATGTAACACTCCCTAAAGGAACTATTATTTATAATTTACCCGGTGGAGTATTTGCTGATCATTTTTCTCTAAAGAACAAATATGCAAGCAGATCATCACAAGGCCCACAATATTTTGATAAACCAACCTTTAAAGGTATAATGATTAAACAAACACCTGCTGTCTTATCATACATTGAAAAGAACAGTAAAGTTTTAGAATCATTTGATACAGAAATAGTTAACGAAGCTAGTGATCAACAAAGATTAACTCATTTAAGAAAATTTGGAATTGCACCTAATAACCAACCACAGAATGGTGCTTATATAAAACAAGTAGCAAAACCTGGAAAATTCTTCGTGGATTGGAAAGATGCTTTTGATCTAGGTGATGTTGCATTAGAGTTTGTAAAATCTGTAGGTAGTATTTCTGAGTTTGATATTATTGATCTTAAAACAATGAAACGCACAGGTGAACAATTAGATGTTAAGAAAGGTCAATTAGGAAATTTAAGAACTACTTACGGTGTTAGAGTTAATGAATCAGTGGAATTAGATGAAGCCGCAAAACCTTATAAGAAAGGGCAGAGAGTTGATTATCAATTAGATCATAAAGGTGGAGTTGGTAAATTTGCTGATGCAATGTCAAAATCTAAAAACATTGAATCTGGAGTTATTAAAAAAAGAACTAAAGGATTTGCTGGTACTTTTAAATATGAACTTACTAGTGGTCTAGAATTATACGGTTCTGAGATTGTAGGTTTAACTGAATCTTCATCTAAAGACGGTGGAGATAAGTCAAATGGTAACTCTCATCATGATGATCATACTGATAATACAGTAGCACAACATTGGAAAGATATTTATGGAGAAGAATTCCATTCAAAATATCCAGCAGTTGCTAAAATTATTAAACAAAGAAACATTAAAGATAAAAGAGAACTAAGTAGAATATGGGATGAAACTTATGGTGAAAACTTTGAAGAGCAATATCCTGCATTATACAATAAATTAGATTAAAGCTATGAAACATATTAAAACATTTGATTCTATTAATGAAGCTAAAAGAGCTGGTCTTTCTAAAGAAGAAACTCTAAAAGTGGCACAGAAATTTGCAAAAGCTTTATCAAAAGTAGATGGTGTAAAGGTTACAGTTAGTAAAGGTCATGAAGAAGATTCATTTGATTTAGATTATGATGGTGAAGAATACGATGGTGGTTCATATAATATTAATGATGATGGTTCAGTAGTTAATATGGCAGTTAGACATCCTAAAACAAAAGTATCACCAACTTATGGTAACATTGATGATGATGTTGCTACAATTATAAAGACTATTAAGAAGTTACCTAAGATGTTAGGTGAAGGTACTGTTATTGATTTAAGATTAGTTAATGAAAATGTTAATGATGAAATTGAAATGGCATTAACTAACTGGTTAAATACTTTAGCTGATGGCGATCCTGTTAAAGTTACAGATCTTTATTTAGACAACGGTGTTTTACTAGGAACAGTTGCTGAAGATATTAAACAAGGACATACTGAAATATTATCTTATTTTGAAATGTTCGTAACTAAAAATCCTATAGGAAGTGTAGATACTTTTATTTTACAAAACTTTGGTGATGTATGTATCTCTGATGGTACTTATACATTTGAATTAGATGGAGAAGATGGCCAAAGAACTTCTGTAGCTGCAAGATACACGTATGTTTGGAAAAAAGAAAATGATAAGTGGATGATCGCAACTCACCATTCATCTGTTAATCCTAAATAATATGAAATACATTAAACCACTTAACGAAGGAAGACCTATGTTCCAAGATACTCCTAATGAGTTAGCTTATTTAGATTTTAAAAAATGGGCATATAAGAACAGAGGCAAAATCAAAAAAGAACTTACTGGTATTACAGACGGTACTAAACTATTCATTGCCTTAAGGCAGGTATGGATGGATTGGGCAAACAAGAATGCTAAGGAATGGAGTTATTTACATTCAACTGATGTTGCAAGAAAAGATTTTGGCAGAGCCTTAGCGGTAATGTTAAAAACAGATGATCTTATTATTAAAAAATCAGGAAATAAATTAATAGACTTAAAATAAATAAAAACAAAAACAATGAAAAAACTATTTACACTTTTATTAGCAGCTACACTATTTGTTGCTTGTAATAATACTAAAAAATCAGAAGGAGACTTAAAGTCAGATTCTGTTACTTCATCTTTAAATGTTATTAATAAAACAGATATGGATCTTTATGTTAACTGTTCATTCTGTGTTGATGTAGTAAATGATACCACTTTAGTAAAATCTAATTCATCTTACTTATTACAATCGAATAATCATAAAGCTGATGGTACTATTTTTACAATCGGTATACACGGACCTAAAGATGGTTGTGATAGCTTAGCTGTAAATCCTTCAGGGTGGGGTGGTCAACTTCCAGTAGGATATGGTTATTGGGAAGGTTCTGCTCATGTTACAACTCAACCTGAACAGGGTAATGCAAACCCAACAGCAAAAGTACCTGACTATGATGGAAATTGGATATTTGAATATTCATTTAAAGATGGAAGCCATAATGCACAAGTATTTGATGAGGTAACTATTACTACTAAATGTACTAAATAACTATGAAAAACATACCTTCATTTAAAGAATTTAATAATCAACAACTTGTAAAAGAATCATATGATCTTTTAGAAGGTAGTGTAAGCTATGAAGATCTTAACGATATTTTAAATGAAGGTCTGTTTTCATTTATAAAAGGTATCTTTATTAACCCAGGGCAAAAAAGAAAGCTAAGAAAATTAGGAGATCAATTATTTAAAATAAAAGTTCAGATTCAAAAATTAGATATAGAGCAAAACGATATTGACAAAGCAGAAGAAGAGCTTAAATCTAAAGATTCTAATTATACGGCAGATCCTGTATTATCGGTAGCAGTAAATGCAGAAGAAAAGAAAAAGCAAGCCTTACAAAATAAGGAAGGTATTATTATAGATCAAATGGATGCTATAGCTGGTGATAATCAAACTTTAACTAAATATGTTAATAAAGTTAAATTAGAAGTTAGGATGAAAGCTAATGAAGCTACTATTAAAATAGCTGATGATGAAATGGGAAGAATTCTAAAAAAGATACAAACAAAAGATGCTAAAGAAATTCAAAAACTGGATAAAGACTTGGGTAAAGCTGCATAAAGAAGATCCTTATGATAATTGGTATCCTGATAGATAATGTATAAAAGCTGGCTAACGCTGGCTTTTGTAGTTTTTGGTAACAATTAATTAACAATTAATTAATATACAAAGGATAAACTTTTAGTTATTTTCTCTATAAATATTATATGGAAACAACAACTAAGATTGATATCTCACCGGTACTTTATATAGCTTTAATGATTATAGTGTTTATACTTGGTCTTTAGTATAACTCTCTTCTAGATGGGAGATATCTAAATACATATATACATATGTCTAAATCATTATATGATGCTAGCCCCTCTCTATCTTCTTTATAGATTGTTTTAAAGCCACCTCTGTCTGTTAACTAATAAAATTATGTGTAAAACAAATTTCATTTCTTACATATAATAATAAATTAGTTTTTATTATGGACCAAAATAAAGGAAAGATTGGATTTACTGCTGGTAACTTTGATATAGTTCACCCAGGTTACATCTATACATTTGAATCAGCAAAAAAAGAATGCGATTATTTTATGGTGTTTTTACACGCTGATCCTTCAGAAACAAGAAATACTAAATATAAACCAGTAATACCATTACATGAAAGATATAAGACTCTAATGGCATTAAGAGATGTTGATGAAGTAGTTACTTATGAATCAGAAGAAGACTTATTACATCTTATTGAATTTTTTAAACCTGATGTTAGAATTTTAGGTGATGATTATATTGGTAAGAGATTCACAGGAGATCATTTACCTATTGAAGTAGTTTATACGACAAGAAGTCATGGTTGGTCAACAACTAAATTAAAGAACATGATTACAAGAATGACTATAAAACAAAATCCTAGTGTTATTCATGATGATGATTTAAACGATGTTGCTAATTTAGGTAGAGATTAAGATATGAGAATAATTGTAACAGGAGGATATGGATTTATTGGATCAGCATTTGTAAATTATGTTAGATCAAAGCATCTTGGTGAAGATACTGAAATATTAGTTGTAGATAAATTAACTTATGCAGCAGATGCAAGTAATGTTAATGTACCTAATATAGATTTTCTTCATAGAGATATCTGCGATGTAACAGCAGAAGAATTAGGAGAGTATGATTATTTAGTACACTTTGCTGCTGAGAGTCATGTAGATAATTCTATAACAAATGGCAAACCTTTTATTAGAACAAATGTTGAAGGAACTTTTAATCTTTTAGAATGCGCAAGGCAAAACAAAAGCTTAAAGAAATTTATTCATATTTCAACTGATGAGGTTTATGGAGATATGGATGATCCTAAATATAATTCAATTATAGGTATTAAGAAAAAGGCAGATGAAAAGGATTCCTTAGAAGGTTCTTCTTATTACTCTGCAACGAAAGCTTCATCAGACTTATTAGTCTTAGCTGCTAATAGAACTTTTGGATTACCTTACATAATTACTAGGACTTGTAATAATTATGGATCACACCAACATAAAGAAAAGTTTTTACCAACTATCATTAGATCAATTAAAGAAGGTAAAGAAATTCCAGTTTATGGTGATGGTAAAAATGTTAGAGAATGGATTGATGTTAAAGATAATGTACAACAATTATATAGTTTAATGCTATCAGATTTAACAAATGAAATATTTAATATAGGAACAGGTGAAACTTATACTAATTTAGATATTGTTGGAATGATTGGGGCCATTATGAAAAAACCTGTAAAATTTAAATTTGTAAAAGATAGGCTAGGTCATGATAAAAGGTACGCATTAAATTCTAATAAATTAAATCAATACGGTTTTGTTGATGAATACAAAACGTTAAGCAACTTCTTAAAAGAAGAAATTAAAAAATTAAACTAATGGATGAATATTTAGATCAAGCAATTTATAACTCTTACCAAATATTAACTGGATGGATGACAATGGATCAGGTTATAGAGCATTTAGAAATAAGAGGCAAGGAAGTAGCAGATCCTGAAGATGTATCCATAATACCAGTTTTCTTTATTCCGCCTGGTGAAGAAGCTGACAGTGAACAAATAGACACAATGATATCGCATTTTGAAGATATGGAATGTTATGAAGAATGCGGTGAATTATTAAAATTAAAAAACAAACAAAAATGAAAACAAAGAAACAAGAAATGAAAAATTTCCTATTAAATCATAAAGGAAATAAGTACAAAGCAAATAACATAGTAAGCTTACTATGGAAATTAGCAACAGGGAAAAAAAGTAAATAAGAATGAACATTTGGATTTTAACAGGAATAATTATATTTGTAGCTGTATGGGTTTGGATTGGTTATGAGCTTATCAATGCTCCTTTAATGCCAGATGATTTTGAATTAAAAGAAGAAGACATTTGGCCATTAGATGAAAGGCCTGAACTTAATGAAGAAGAATAAATTTATATGAAATACGATTTTATAGAAATAGGAACTAGTGATTTTGATACTCTATTAGAAACTACTACCAATAAAATTGGTATTTCTATAGAACCTTTAAAATATTATTTAGATAGTTTACCTAATAATGATAAAGTAATTAAAGTTAATTGTGCTATTAGTGATTCTAATTTTGAAACTGATATTTTTTGGGTTTCTCCTAGTGATATAGAAAAATATAATTTACCAAATTGGTTAAGAGGATGTAATTCTATTATATCTTCTCATCCTTCTGTTGTAAAAATCCTTGAAAACACTAATCTCTTAGAAATATATAAAACTTCTAAATGCAAGTGTATTACTTGGTCAACATTAATTTCTATATACGATATAACCTCAGTAGATTTATTAAAAATAGATACTGAAGGTCATGATTGTAAAATAATTCAAAACATTTTAATATCCAATGCAATACTTCCTAATGAAATATTATTTGAACATAATGTTTTAACTAGTGAAAGTGAATTTAAAGATACTATGGATTTATTAAATAAAAAAGGATATTATGAAGTTGAAAGAGGAGTTGATACTATTAAAGTCAAAAAAATGAAAGTATTAATTTTAGGTGATGGCCTTTTAGGTAATGAAATAAAGAAGCAAACCCAATGGGATTCTATTAGTAGAAAAACTCATACATTTGACTTTTGTGATATTACTTCAGTTTATAAGTACTTAAAAGATTATGATGTAATATTAAATTGCATTGCTAACACAGATACTTATTCAGATAATAAAGAAGATCACTGGGGAGTAAATTATAAAGCAGTTAGCAGATTGACAGATTGGTGCAGTGAAAATAATAAAAAGCTTGTTCATATTTCCACAGATTTTGTTTATGCAAACTCTACAGGATCTGCTAGTGAAGATAATGTTCCTGTTCATGCTAATAATTGGTATTCATATACAAAACTTTTAGCAGACGGTTATATTGAACTTAAAGGTAAAGATTACTTAATTATAAGAACATCATTTAAACCTAAACCTTTTCCTTATGATACAGCATTTATAGATCTTATAGGAAACTGTGATTATGTTGATGTAATTGCATCAGGGATTATAAATTTAATTAATAAAAAAGCAACAGGGTTATATAATGTTGGTACTGAAATGAAAAGTATATATGATTTGGCAAAGGAAACTAAACCAGATGTAAAGAGTGGCTTATCTAGAGGATGGATGCCACAAGATACAAGAATGAACTGTAATAAATTTAAAAATGCCAACAAAGAAAATTAGACAAGAACTTAAAGAAGCAAATCCAAAAGAAGTAAGCTATGCAGTATTTGAAAACTTCTTCTTTGGTTTAAGTGGAGCAATGATAGTTCCGTTTATTGCTTTAAGAATGGATATAGCAGTGCTCATAGGTTATATGGTACATTACTTTTATATAAGTAAAGTTATTAATAGACCAAAGTACACAACAAGTTTAGCCAAGTTTATTTTATTTCCTATTCCTACGGCGTTAGGTGCATTTATAGGATATAAGATAGCTTACTGGGTTTCACAATACCTAACACAATACATACAATGACAAAAGAAGAACAAGATTTTACAATCGATGAAAGATATCAGGAGTTGCTTCAAACTATTTTAGATTTTGGAATAGAAAAGAAAGATAGAACTGGGACTGGTACAAAATCAATATTTGGATATACAATAAGGCATGATATGACTCAAGGATTTCCTTTGTTAACTACAAAGAAGATAGCTTATAAGTCAATGATAACAGAATTAAGATGGTTCTTAAAGGGAGATACAAATATTAAGTACTTAGTTGATAATAACTGTAACATTTGGAATGGCGATGCTTATAAGAAATATCATCAAGCATTTCCTAAAACCGAAATGTTATCCCAAGAACAATTCATTAACTTGATTAAAACAAATGATGAGTTTGCAGATAAGTGGGGTGACCTAGGCCCAATCTATGGAAAGCAATGGAGAAGATGGGATGCAGAGAGTGGTGAGGCATACAAAGATCAGATGAAGGATTTACTTAATGATATTAAAACTAATCCTGATTCACGTAGGTTAATGGTATCAGCATGGAATGTTGGAGAACTTTCAGAGATGACTTTACCACCTTGTCATTATGGATTTCAAATTTATACAACTGAATTAACTCTAAAAGAGAGACAAGAAGAATTTTGTCATAGGTTAGGTAAAGATATTAGTTTTGCAAAAAACCTAGAGCATTTAGATTTAGATAAAGATAATGTTCCTAAAAGAAAAATATCATTAATGTGGAATCAAAGATCCGTTGATGTATTTTTAGGGTTGCCCTTTAATATTGCAAGTTATGCATTGCTTCTTGCGTTAATAGGAAGAGAAGTAAATATGGTACCTGATCAATTAATTGGTAATTTAGGAGATACTCATTTATACCTTAATCATTTAGAACAAGCAAAAGAACAACTTAAAAGAGAACCTATAATGTTACCTGAGATTGATTTATTAAATGTAGATATTTTGAATGGAGAGTTTGGATATGCTCTTATAGGTTATGAAAGTCATCCAAGTATTAAAGCACAATTAAGTAATTAAGAATGAAAAAGATAGCAATAATTGGTGGCCTTAGTTTAATGACAGCTGGGTCAACTTATATGATATGGCATCCAAAGACTGCCCAATTTAATTTAAATCCAAACACGTTAGCAATTGCAACTGGTGGATTTTTTGTAGGACTAGGTTTAACATATAGATTTTGAAAGACAAGAAAAGAAATAGAATTATAGAGAGAGATAGGCAATTGACTACATGGGAACGTTTAGCTACAAGGATTGGTTATTTAGGAGCAGGGTTATTAATTGCAGGCCAATGGACATTGGAACCTGTATTATTTGTAATAGGATTTACTTGTGTTACTATACAAGT